TCCTTCAATTACTTTAATTGTGCTACCGGAAACGCTGCATACAATACCTACATGATCCGGCGATCCGGTGTTGTCGCCTTTTCCGCTGTCCTGCCAATCATAAAAAATCACATCGCCTGCGCTTGGTACATACGCATCATTTTCCTGCCAACGCCCTGCATTTTGATAAAGCTGTACCATATTGCTACAACCACATTCGCGCAGGATAATATCAGACAACCCCGCCGCAATTCCTACCGCTGTAACAAATGTCGCACACCACGCATCTGTATATTGTACCGCGTACCCTCTCGGCAGGGGCTTTTTGGAATTGTAAAGATCGATAATTTTTTTGTGTGATCCGTCACTTTCTTTGCAGCCTAACCACTCCTGCGCCTTGCTTACTACCGTTGCCCTTAACTGTGTTTCTGTCATAATATCCTCCTTCTTAAACATCGCCGCCACTTTTTCATATACTGTTTTGCGGCGCGCTAAATATTTATCTGTGTTGTTTATAGTTGCCTCATACATCGCCTGCACATCGCCCGCGCCCTTTAATGCCTCTGTTGCGATCGTTTTCCATAATGCGGAGGCGGTTCCATATTGGTTTACGCCGTCTGCAAAATAGATCAATGCTCCCGCATCTGATAAACCGTAACTTTTGCCCTTTTTGATATAGCTTGTTACATCTGCGATCGCCTGCTCGTCCTGCTTTTCTTTTCCTGTGTCTGTTGTTAAAATCGCCGCTATCTTGTTTGCCTCTGCCTGTGTAACGGTTCTTTTTCCCCAACTCGCGCCTCCGGTTAATTCCGTATAAAGTGCATTTCCTAAAATATCCTTTGCGCCGGTTCCTACTGCTTTTATGATATTTCTAAGCAGGGAGGCGGCTCTGTCGGCGTGCCATTGCAATTTGCCGATAGAAACCGCCCCATTGTCGTTTTTGTTTACGCTGCCATAATTGCCTTCGTTTCCGAAAATAATAACCGCTGCCCGCTGTGCTATTTCTTTAATCTCCATTCGTTTCCTCCTTTTTCAAATTACAACGATTTTTCAATTCGCAGGTGTTGCAATTTTGATTTTTGCAAACAATATCATTGATCTTATGGTCCAATTTTTCGTCTGCCACCTTTAGCGTTTTGATTAACCATACCGGTACTTTTTCCGGCATAATTACATAAAGGTTTTCTAAGATGCTTGTAAATTCGTTAATGAGCATTACGGCGGTTACATACCAACCGATCAATAACGCAAATTCTAAGTTTACGCCTGCGCTTTCGCCTATTTCCTTGATCCCATACCCAATTAAAAAAGCTGTTCCGATCATAACGAAATACATTAACTTTTTGATGATGCCCTGCAATCCTGTTTTAGAGTTCCAATCTTTTAGAAAATACTTTGCTTTTACCCAACCGGTAATATAATCAAGCACAACCGCCGCCATAAATAAAACCAATAGGATCGGTATTTTCCCAAAAAATGCGGCAATCGCCGTAAATATCGCCGATAAACTAAGCCCCGCCGCGCTCGTTGTTGGTGTTGCTGCCTTTGCTGCTACAATAAATTCATTCATATATGCCTCCTTCACACAAAAAAATAAAGCCTATCGGCTTTCTCTTGCTTTGGCTCTTGCTGCATCGGTACAATGCAGCACAAAACCGTTTATAATGTTCTCTTTTAACCCCTCATTCGTGCAATATTTCATCAAACCGAAATAACTTTGCATGGTTGCGTTCACTTCCTTTAAAGTCATTTCGCCGCGCTCGTATGCTTTCACAATATACTTTATTCGGGATCTCATTCTCTTTACAGTTGCGGATCTTAGCCGTATTTCGTCTTTGTTTATTACATATCCTACAAAATCAACATTGCAGGTTGTCGGTCTTATTGCTGTTTTACTATTCAGATTGAGCCGTAATTTTTCAAGCAGGAATATTTCTATTTTCTTTAAAATCTGTTGTAGTTCTTCCTTACTGTCGTGCAAAATAATACAATCATCGGCGTACCTAATCACATATTTTAAATGTAATTCATGCTTTAGGTACTGATCTAACTCATTCATGTATATATTTGCAAACATTTGGCTTGTCAAATTGCCGATCGGCATACCCTTATCGAATAGCATTTCGCGCGGATCTATTTCGCAAGGATCCACACCCAACGGCAACCCGAAGGCTCTTTTCTCTGAATTTATAATAGTGTTAAACAAATCAATTAACCGTTTATCTTTTATCCGGCGTTTCAAAATGTTTAACAAAATCTCGTGATCTACTCTGTAAAAGAATTTTGATATATCAAGTTTCAAGTAATAGTATTGTTTTGGCTTTCTATCCGTCTGCCTCAACCAATATTGCAGGCGTTTGGCTGCTTTTTCTCTGCCTCGCCCCTTAATGCAAGCGTAACTATCTTTTATATAGGTTTTCTCGTAAAGTGGATTGAGTAACCTGTAAATCGCCCATTGTAACACGCGATCTTTAAACTGCAACGCCATAATCAGCCGTTTCTTTGGAACATAGATATATATAATTCTATATCCACCGGATTTATAACGCCCTTCCTGCAATTCTTTATATAACTCGTTTAAATTGCTGTCTAATTCCATTGAAAAGCGCATAATCTCGTTGCGTTCGCTTTTCTTCTTGCGCGCATCTAAATAAGCTGCATAGATGTTGTTGTAGCTTGCTATTTCTTCGTATGTTATTTTGAATTTCTTCATGCTGCGCCTTAATAGCTCCATGCGTTACGCCCTTTGCTTTCGCTACTAACCGTATTCATGGAAATTTTTGTTTTGCTCGCATTACTGCAAGCAGGGAAATACGCCCCTTTTCTTCTCTCTGTACGGTGCGCCGCCCGCGTGTTGCGGCGTATGCTGACTATATGAGAAAAGCGGAAAACAAGCCCAAATTCACATTCGAGTTAGAACGCGGGTTGTTGAAATTGCCGTTAGCCTCTCCTGCGTTGCCGGAATTACCATAATTACCGCCACGAATAAGCAACCGTTACGGCGTATCACCCATAGTTGATTTATGATTTTAGCTTATTAAGCCAACTACCTAAAATTTTCCCTATTTCTTCCAACTGCTCACACCACTTTCTTTGATCGTCAAGCGGTATTAAAACGCCCCTTGTATTCATTTTTGGATCTACTGATATTATTAGTAATTGTCGAAGGTATAATACTTTTGCATCAACCTGCGCTAATGCTGTTTTCTTATGTTCTTTTGTTGCTGCCTCTGACAACCCCTCCAAAATCTCGTACATGGTCTTTTCTATCTGCGCCCCTATTGTATTGCCTACCCGCCTATTTCTTGGAAACTGTTTGTTGTATAAACAATCATTTCCAAATGCGATCATTTCTCTTGTTTTCTTCATAATCAAAAGATCCGCCTTCGGCTCCGGTGGTTTTGCTGTTGCTCTAAAATTTCTCTGCATCTTTCAAGCCCTCAAAATATGGGCGTATGCTGTCGCATACACCCACAAGATTACGCATAAAGCGCAGGATCCACATAAGCGGAAAACAAGCCCATAGTCACATTCGAGTAAGAACGCGGGTTGTTGAAATTGCCGTCAGCCTCTCCTGCGCTGCCGGAATAACCATAACTACCGCCACGAAAAAGCAACCGTTCGCCGTTGTTTCTGAAATAAATATAGCCCCTGCCGGTCTTGTCGCTGTTAGGGAATAATGCTAACGCTTTTAAAAGATCCGGAATTGTTACGCCGCTTTTTGCTGTGAGTGTTCCGAAATCTTTCGCGCCATATCCTGCGTTATCGTCTGCCTGCTGATGCTCTAATGTTGTTGTTATGTGAAAATTTGTCGTACTGCTTGCAGGATTGCCGGTATAATCAAATTTCAGCGTGCCTGCTGTTCCCGGCGCAACTAATGAACCGTCCTGCAGGATTGCGCGCCATGCGCTGCTGTTTGCGCTCAAATCCGTTTTGTGAATTGCTGCGTTATTGTTTGGAATAATCTGTATTTCTCCGTCAACTAAGCGCGCTACAACCCATTTATGTACATCGCCCACAATATCGCTAACGCCCAACGCCTCCCAATTCTTGCCGCCTGTTCCGGTTAGTGTTCTATATACGTTTGTCGGGTTCTGTGGACTTAATACCCCATGTTCGTATGTCTTTACATGATGCCTTCCGTTGTTTGTGTTTCCTCTTGGCTCTAATCCTTCTGCCGTAATGAGGTTATGCAGTACGCCCCATTCTGCCGCCGTCATAAGATGCCACCCTGCGCCCTTGTTATAGCAAACCTCCGATGCACGATCGAATGTAATAGATGTTGTCGGATCTTGATTTGGCAGGGAATACGCGCGGTTATTCTTAACCACATTGATATACTTTGATACATGGATATATGGCACCACTTTATCATTTATGATAAATGCAGGGTGCGGCGTGTGTGCCGTTCCGATCCCTAACTCGTCCAAATAAACAAGTGGGATCTTTACCATTACTGAAGGTACTCCTAAATCGTCTAAAATAATTTCATCGGTTGCCGCTGCGCCTCTTAAATCCTCGTAATTACTCATTGATATATACCTCCTCTATACTCCATAATGTTAATGTGCATTTTGAAATATCAAAATCTTTCTGCACTCTTTCCGTTGTTTTGTTTCCTTCGCTGTCCGGTTCGCCCTCGATATATTCATACTCGCGCGGCGGGATCTCTACCTGTGCAACGTAATTTTCGCCCAAACCAAAAACTAAATTTCCGTCTTTGTCTGCGCAAATATCTTTTTTTACTGTGTCGTCTGTCTGTAATCGCTGCAATTTCATAGCGATCGCATCGCCGATCCATAATGTGTTACCGTCCAATTCATAGCCGATCTTCTTTCCGGCGTTCTTTTCGATAACCTTAATTGTAGCCTTTGCCATTACATCATACCTCCTAAAATGAAATATTTTATAGTTACCGGCTCTTTCGGGCAATCTTCAACCTCGATTTTAAAGCCGTTTAACTGCTTATCTTTGATCCGGATCGCCCTTCCCTGCTGCACATTGTCACAAAATGCAATAACGATATAATCTAAGGTGTTTCTTTTTTCCTTGATAGCCACCGTTACACTCTCTTTGTTAAATGGGTAATCCTCGCTGCTTTTTATACTTGTTTCGCCAATCTCAAAATAAGTATTTTCTAGTTCTCTTTGATGCTGCAACAACTGAACAATCGCCATATTTGCAACGATCATAGCCTCGTTTATGCCGTTATCCATGTGGTTCATGTTCTGTTGATTAAAGCTAGTTCCCGCCTCTATCACTTCCCCGACAACCGGTGTTAATGTGATCGTGCCGTCTTGGTTCTGTGTGATAGAATATGTGTTACTTTTTTCAGTACGGCGGTTTTTCCATACAAGCAAATCATACATTTTAATACTGCCTCCTATTCTTTCTTAATAGTTATCTTAATGCCGATTGTTGCCGTTGCTAATGTGTCTTTTTTGGTGTTGTAGTCTTTACTTTCCAAAAGCTGATTATTAACATCGTACAGTTTGGCATTTGTGATCGTCCCTTTTGTTTCATCATCAATATAAAGATAAAACGTGATACTATCGCCGGATCTTGTGATTTTCCCTATGGTGCCTTCTTTTGTTGTTCCGTTAATGGTGTATGTTGCCCGCTTTACTATACTTTCTGTATAGTCCATAAGCCTATCTTTTAACATTTTAATCCTCCTCTCTTGCGTAATCTGTGCCGCACATCATCAAATCGTTTGTTGTTGTCTGTGCGCCCATTTGCACCGCTACCGCGCTTTCTTGTAATTCAAACGGCGGATCATTTCCAATAGCCGCCATATCATCGCCACAAGCCATTACCGGCGTTGTGGTGCTGTTTTGTGTTGTTTCTATTGCTACAACGCTTTCCTGCGTTTCAAATGGTGCCTGCATCGCTAAACAACATTCCAAACCGCAAACCATTTGACCTGCGATCGGCGTGTCATTCACATAAGAAAAACCGGCTATACTCTGTATATATCCGGTTTCCTTATTCTCTGTTATGTTGTTGTTAAAATTGCAATATTCTGTTTCGGCTGCTGCCGGTTCAAATGCCATAAAGATCAAATCCTCGATCTTATACTTTATGACCGTTTCCCTTTGCAGGGCAAACTCAAAATAAATATTCAGCGGCAGGATCTCGTCTATAATTTGGTTTAGTATTTCTAAGCTGCCTGCATCTGTGTTTATCTCTACAATCATTTCCATGTTTGAAATGTTATTGAGTAGTGTTAAACCCTCTGAATAATTTGATAGCATCGCCGTTAATTCCTGCAGGCTCATTTTCCTGCGGTTCATTATAGAAAGTATGTAAATCTTTCTATCGTCTATGCTTTGTGCTGCTTTTGGTTTTATTCCTAATATCTTTTCAAACCTTTGCACGCCGCTTTCGTCTGCCGT